CGAAAACACCCCATCATTTGTCAAAGGAAGTCAACCACTTATGTTTACAGATCCACAAGTTGTTACAGTTAATGCTGTCGCAAAGTCAATGCCTCGTATCAAGACTGATGGCCTTTCGGCCATCTACTCTATGAGCGATGAGACGTTTAAATTAACGATCTCACACCAAAAGTCGAATACTCGTATTCGATCTATGGCGCGCATTGATCAGCGAGCTATTGTTCCAGACCCATTGACAGCTGTCAATGATTATGAAACACTTAGTTTCTACATAGTCGTAGATAGACCCGAAGTTGGGTTTTCTTCGACGACTGTAGATCAGCTTATAGCCGGATTAAAAACCTGGCTAGACTCTACCGCTATCGGTAAGCTTTATGGACAAGAATCTTAACTCGTCCAAATCGCTCCCTTGGTGGTTAGTTGTCATTCAAATGTCTCCTCTCATTCTACAATTAGTAGGTGAGATAATCTTGCGAGTGCAGGGAACTGATGGCCTTATGGCTATCAGTCCTTCTCTTTCTGAGAAGGAAATACCTCCACCCCTTGATGTGAAACTAGAATGACTTCGTGAGTCGTAACTTCCTTGCCTGTAGCCATCATGGGGGAAATCCCCATGGTGGCGCAGGAATGTAGGCACTCGTGGCTTGATAGTACACCTCGAAAGGGGAACTATGAAAAGCAACGTAAGTGATTACCTAGACATAGTGCAGGCCATCTATTTAGATGCCTGCGCAAAATGCTTCGCTGACGTCTCTGATTTACGCGATCTGATAACTATTAGATCGCGGGTTAAACAGGAAGGATTATCGTTTCTAACGATAACCCTACCATCTTTTGCGACGGATCTGGAAAGATCTTTAGCAGATGGTTTTATAGCCCCAACTGCCTTTCGAAGTTTTCGAAAGACAGGGTCAATCCCTTCACTTTTGATGGGTATGACCGGGCTCTTGTTTAGCCTTGAGACAGGGAGGATAATCGATGACCAATTTTCAGGTCACTTTGGTGATCATGCAGTTCTTATTGACAGCATTAGGCAGATCTGCCTGGCTTTCAAGAAAATTGCATTCCCTTGTTCCCCCGAAAGGGTGTCAAGGGCTCTCACCAATTTTGTCGATTGTGAGCACGCCAATCAATTGTTTTCTTTGCCGGAAGAAGACCAGAAGAATTTTTCTTCTGTTTCTTCTATGCTTTGGGATAATTCCTTGGGTAATTTATTACTCAGTGAATCTATACCTCGGCATGGGCCCGGTGCTACCTCTGAACGAATTTCTGGTAACCAGAAGTTTGTTTGGCGTAGATGGTACGAGAGACTCGAACCTTTTTATCCGGTTCTCGGAAGTGCTTATTCTATAAGCGCTTACGGTTCGCGGGAGTTCGATTTAGTTTCCCTCGTTAAACCAGAACAGGAGGATCCAGTAAGGATCGTTACTGTTCCGAAAACGTTGAAAAGCCCACGCATCATCGCTATAGAGCCTGTCTGCATGCAATTTGTGCAGCAGGCTATTCGAGAGCTTCTTTATGATGCTATCGAATCGTCCAGACTCACCGCAGGTCACGTAAATTTTCGTGATCAGAAAGTGAATCAGGAGCTGGCGATTTTGTCGTCATCGACAGGGCAATTTGCAACAATTGATCTCTCTGATGCTAGTGATCGTGTTCCACGAAAGCTAGCACTGGAGATGTTTCGGTCAAATCCAGATTTACTGGATGCGATCGACGCATGTCGATCGACTAAAGCAAAGATGCCAGATGGTCAATTAATTGGCCCTCTGAACAAATTTGCTTCGATGGGAAGTGCTCTCTGTTTTCCAATAGAGTCGATGTACTTCTACACGTTATGTGTAGCGGCTCTATTAAAAGAACAGGACCTTCTTGTAAATCACGCTAACGTTTTTAAAGTTAGTCGTGATGTGTACGTGTATGGAGATGATATCATCGTACCATGCACGATGGCGAATGCTGTCCTCGTTTACCTACAGAAGTACAACTGTAAAGTAAATGCTTCCAAGACTTTCGTTACTGGAAAGTTTCGAGAATCTTGTGGAGTAGATGCTTATGCTGGAGAATTGGTAACCCCAGTTTATCTACGTAAGCAACGTCCGCGGGACAGGCACCAAGCTTCTGAGCTTATTTCCTGGGTTTCCACCGGTAATCTCTTTTACAAAAAGGGATACTGGCGAACAGCCGCTCTCATGTTTTGCACATGTGAGAGTATACTAGGGCCTTTGCCCTATGTATCTGATAAAAGCTCTGGACTTGGAAGGATATCCTATCTGGGATACAGGACCGTCGAAAGATGGAACCGAGATCTCCAGCACTTCGAAATGAAGTGTTGGGTTCCCCGATCAGTCTATCGCAGTGACAGTATAGACGGATATCCTGCTCTTATGAAGAGTCTTGATACCTTGGAACGTCACGATCGTGACTCTCCATTGGCTCGAGACGCTCAACATTTAGAGCGATCGGCACTGCACGGCGCAGTCGCATTGACTCGTCGTTGGGTACCCTCATTAAGTTGAGG